TTTGAGATTGATCGCCATTGGGTGCCATTTCGTTAGGCGTAAGCATGGACATTTCGCGGTCGTCAATAGTATGCACCATGCCGTAGGTCGTGTTGAGTTCATCGGCAACTGTCTGAGCATAATGCTTCCGTAGCCATACCTCCTGCGCTCGCTCTTGATAGTGAGCCTCAAGGGTCTTGCCGCGCATACTGACGATGTCGCGCATGTTTGCAGCGCCCATCTTCCAGAGTTGTTCTAGTTCTTTCGTGATGCGACCGTCGTCGATCGTGAGCTTTGGCGGGGTCGAGAACTCCCATTGATACCAGTCGGGAGACTGCGGCAGGTCGCCGCGCTTCATGGCTTTGGAGATGGCATAACCGCAGAGCCGCTTGGCCGCGTAGAAAAGCAGGTCTTGCCGATCCTCGACCGAGCGTTGCGCCATGGCGATCTCGGTGCGTTGAGCCGTGCCACCTCCGGCTGCGTGGCCTTCGTAAAGTGCCATTGGCCAGTTGAGTCCGGCGAACGCTCCTTTGAGCAGGCGGTTGTGGAAATCTAGGAACGGGTTGCCGGGGCGGTTGTTGACCAGCGTCTCGATCTTGCCGCCGCTGTTGCTGCGGAAGTAGCGGACTGTGCCGCCATCCAGTGACTCGACGGTCATGCCTTTGCATGATGCGGTGTCGCCGATCAGCGCGTTGTATGGGTCGTCGAGGTCGGGGCCGCCGGTGTCGTTGTATTCAACGAGCGAGATGCTGCTCATTTGCAGCATGGCCAGACGCTCCCACTCGGTTGACTGGATCATGTCCCGGCAATCGTTGATGCAATGCGTCAGCGCGGTCAGTCCGCGGGCTTGGTATTGATACTCGGGATCGAACAGGTGGATGACGTTTTGCGCCGGCAGCCACTGATCGAGCTCGCCTTTCTTGTCGCAGAACGCGTATTCTTTCGCCTCGCCGCTTGGAAAATAAGTGATGCCGTCTTGCAACATCCCGCCGCGATACATCTGTCCGTCGCTGTATCCACGCGGGGTGGCGATCCGGTGTGATGGGATACCCTGATATTGCGGAAAGCCGGTGGCTGTCTCAGTCAGGAGGATGAAGATTTCGCCGTCAACGTCGATGCTGGTCGAGAAGCCGAACAGGTTGGTCTTGAGGTCGTGCATCCCGCCGCGCCCGTCGCCGATGGGGTAGAAGCTGTCGGTCAGGAACTTTGTGGCCATCTTGCCGAACTCTGCATCGCTGCCTGTGTAGATCGGCACGAACGCCCGACCGACGGTATACATGCCGCGCTGATTGATGGCGTTTTTGATCGGTCCGAAGTTGAGGTAAATCCGGCGGGCATGGCTCTGCAAGGTCACGCGATCCATTGCAGGCACCAGGTCGCTGATGTCCTTTTTCTCGACCGGCTCATAAGGGCGATAGCGCGTGTCTTGTGCCGCGCGTGCTGCCTTGTAGCTGATCTGTCTGCCGAATTCGTCGATTATTGCCATGGTGTTCTCGTGTTAAAATCGACCGAGCGAGCGGCTGGAGCTAGGCACGAAGCCGTTGCCAAGATATTCCATAGCCATCCGCAGGGCAGTCTGCCGCTCGGTTTCGTTCAGGCCGACGAGCTTCGCCATCGTCACGCCGTTCTTGGTGGCGGACGTGATGCTGTCCATGCCGCCCTTGGTAAGTGCGCCACCCATCGCCGCGTCGAACGCGCTCTTGATCCCGGCAATCCGCTGCGGGTTGCCGTTGGCGTAGTGAAACAAATTTCTCGCGACTTCTCGGACGTTGGCAGCCATCGACTAGGCCGCCATGTCAAAGATCAAAGTGCTGCGATCCGTGCTTTTGCAATTTCGAGATACTCAGCATCACGCTCGATGCCGATAAAGTTGAAGTCCTCCAACACGGCCGCCTTGCCCGTGCTACCGCTGCCCATGAACGGGTCAAGCACGATACCGCTACGGGGCGTAACGAGGCGGCAGAGGTAGCGCATGAGCGCGGTCGGCTTGACTGTTGGGTGGTGGTTGCGGCGTTGCAGTGGCTCGCTATTCGTTTCAATCCATGTGCCGTCTACCATCGTCCGGCCGCTTGATCCAGAGTTAAGAACACGATCTCCAAGTGGCAATGCCTCGCAGCCTTCGTCCCTGTCGGCCTTGCTCGCCTTCGCGCAGTAGAAAAAGCGCGCGGCGGATCCGCCACTGTCGTCGTGGCCGTAGGTAACGTGCGGCAAATCACGCCCTTTTGCCACGCTTTTGAAATCGCCGTTGTTTCGCGGTGTTGCCTTGCTTGCGCCAGTCACCGGAAACAGCCCCACCACCTCCTCGCTGCCGTCGTGGATCAGGTTCGCGGGCCAGCGGCCAAGACCAGCCACCGCAGGAGATGACGAATAAGCCCCGATTGCACCTGTTTGGCTTTCGGTTCGCACGCCTGCCCCGTCAGCTCGGCATCCACCCCAAGCCCCCACCCTGCACCCATCCACATTGATCGCCCCGGTTCCATGCTCCAGCACGGTCGCTGCGACGGTGCCGCTCAGGGGCTTGCGGGCGACGGTGATCGGCTCTAGCGCGGGCTTCAAGGCGGTTCCCCAGCCTTGCCATTGTTTCGCTGCGTTGGTGGCGGGGGCAGTGATGAATTTGCTGTTTGAATCTGGGTCTAAATGATGTGGCCTTTCCCATCCTTCTCGGCGGGGGCAGTCTCTAGCTGATTTCTTGCGGCCTATACGCTCCCGCTCCGCCCCCGCCGCCTTGTCGATCGCCTTCGACACGTCCAGCGACTTCGGGAACCCCGACCCATACACCCACGCAATCATATCCCGTATCTCAAATCCAGCATCCTCAATCCTCACCGCCATTCGATGCTGCGTCCTCGTCCCCGCAAACGCCAGCAGGTGACCACCGGGCTTTAGCACGCGCAGGCATTCGGCCCACACCTCCACGCTCGGCACGTCATAATCCCACTTCTTCCCCATGAAACTCAACCCATACGGAGGATCAGTCACAATCGAATCGACCGAGTTGGCGGCCATGGTCTTCAAAACTTCTAGGCAGTCGCCGTGGTGTAGTTGGTAGTTCATATTGGTAAATTCAAACATCGAATCCGGGTATGATCTTGAGCATCAAGGCTGCCACGATCTGCATGGCCTCGACGTCCCACGCGTGGTTGTTGTTGCGCGTCCGCGTCCAGCGATACTCGACCTGCTTGGTCTTGGAGTTGGTCACCTCTTTCTTGACCTCGCTGTCAATCTGCTTGAGGAAGTCCGGTGAGATGTCGTCCGGGATGTCCCATGATCCGGCGATGCCGGTGCGGTGCGCGTGCAGGATGTCCTTGATCCGGTCGCTCGCCCAGTGCGAGTAGCGGGCTTTGCCGCCGCCGCTGGCGGTCGCGTCTTGGAAGCGCGTGAACGGCCGGTGTATCACGTCGCCGTTCTGCTTTTTGTAAGCGAATGACTTCTGCCCGCTGCCGTGCAAGGCCGTCCAGTTCATCCGCGCACATGCCGAATAGACCTGGTCGGTGTCGTAGCCTGCATCGACAAAGACCATCTGCGGCTTGATGCCGTAGCGCAAAGCGAGATCATGCACGCCGTCGAATGTCTCGATGCGCCCATACCACAACAGCATCGACTCACCGCTCGCCCGCCATGCCCGCACGCCTGCCCAGAAGTGATCCCGCTGCTTGTCCACGGTCAGGAAACGGTGTGCCTCCTCCTCGATTTTCTGGCCGGCGGTGAACTCGCTGACAAGGTAGCCATTGCCGACGAGTGCCGTGCGGTTGTCGGTCAGGTCTTCCTCCCATGTTTCGGCCAGCCGTTTCTGGATGAACTGCCGCAGCGGATCCACGTTGCCGACGCGCATTGCGGCTTTGGCCTCCAGCCAGAGCAGGACGATTTCCCAGAGCGGCTTCCTCCAGTTGGCCAGCACGTTGTAATGGAAGCCGACATGGCCGGGCATACCGACCGCAGTTGCGACGTATTGCCCGCCCTCGGCCAGTGCTCGTCGCGGCTGTGGCGAGTCCGCGCACGTCCAATCACAATCGGCGTTGTCGCATTTCAGCCGGGCGAGCTGCGCCCGTGCCAGCGGCTCCAGCGTGTCGTCCTCATAGCCCACGACGTTGCACCATTTCCACGGCTGCACGGTGCCACAGTCCGGGCAGGAAAAACTAAACTCGCGCTGGTCGGAATGTCCCCACGCTTTGTCGAGGTCGTCACCTTTCACGCCGGCTTGCGACAGGATAAAGAATTGCCGGTTCCACCGATCATGCAGACGCCCGCGTGCTTCGTTCAACATGCCAGGGCGATACTGCCACGCCTCATCACAAAACACTCGGCGCATCGACTTGGATTGCAGGCCGCTTAGGTTGGCACCGGTCAGGAACAGGCTCATGTGCGGGAAAAGGATCTGCATCTTCCGCTTTTTGTGCCGATCTTCCGGCAGCAGGGCAGCCGTTTCCGGCGTGTTGCGGATCGCGTAGTCCATCCGCGTCTCGGCCCAGTCCTTCAGGTCATCATCGGTCTGACCGACCAGCAGCGTCGGGCCGGGGTCTTCGGCGATGATGTATTGCAGCGCGGCCTCCATGAATGTCGTCTTGCCGGTGCCGATTGGTGCCAGTATCACAACCTCTTTTGCGTCGGCGTTCGCCACCACGTCGAGCGGCTCGACCTGCCACGGCGCGTTCGAGGTTGAGTATTTCGGAGTCAGTCCGTCTTGGATTGCTACGCGGTCGGTCGCCCACTCGCTCGGTGGTAGCCGGGCGGGCGGTCGGCATGCGCGTTGAAAGACGCTAAGCAGTTGGTCAATCGCCCGCATCGTTCTCCCATATTTTTGCGGTCGATTCGGAAAGCATGGACATGATCTCATCGACCTTCCCGCGAATGATCCGTTGCATCGCCGGTGGGTCGCAGCCCTCAAGCTGTGGTGGTAAGTCGGCTTCCATCCGCAGGATCGCAGCCTTCACCGCCGCCGCGATGCGGATCAGTGCCTCGTCAACCATCGACTTCGCCACATATTTCCCAGCCGCCTCCCGCAGCTTGTAGGCGTTCAGCAATCCGTCGATCTGGATCTTGACCGTCTGCGCCTGGTGCTTGTCGGTGACGTTCGAGAGTTGCTGGATGATCGACTCGATGTCGATCTGCGTCGGGTCGTCCCCCGGTGCCTCGATCTTCGCCGGTAACTTCGGCATGAACTCCGGTTTGAGCGTCGGCGGAATGCTACGCATCCGACCGATCCGCAGCCTCACCTCTTTGTCTGAGTTGATGTTCACGCCGCACCGCTTCCAACTGTTCAGGGTTGGAATCGAAACGCCGATCTCGGCAGCTCGGTCGAGTGCGGATGCTTTCTTTTTTGCAGGCATGTTAAACGGTCGCTTGATTTTGGCTCATAAAAGTTTTGAGGTTAAGAAGGAGGTGACCAACTCCAAGACCAAGCAGGTCGAGTATCGCTGGACGCGCACGCGGAACAATAACCACGCGTGGGACGTTGAGGCGATGCAGATCGTGGCTGCCCTGATG